ATGTTGGCATTGGTGTAGGACTAAATGTTGGCATTGGTGTAGGACTAAATGTTGGCATTGGTGTAGGACTAAATGTTGGCATTGGTGTAGGACTAAATGTTGGCATTGGTGTAGGACTAAATGTTGGTGGCGGTGTTAATAATGAGTGTAGATATAATAATTTATTATTTCCAGTTTTCGTTTGAAAATCTAATTTATTTAATAATGTATCATCTAATAATAATTCAACAACTTGTGTATTAGTAAATGTAGGATTTTCACTCCATAATAAAGCTAATGCACCTACAACTAATGGTGTAGCCATCGATGTTCCTGACATTTGAGAACATTCATAATTATTCCAATAAGCACTTGATAAAATATCTTGACCCGGTGCATAAATATCAACACAATCACCGAAATTAGAAAAATAAGCAACCTGATCAAATATATCAGATGCTCCAACTATAACACCACCATTTGGATCAATATCATAGTATTTTTCATTCATACATTTATCTATTCCATCATTACCTGCTGCGATTACAACTATTCCACCATTACTAATGAATTCATTAATTTCATCTTTTATATTAGTTGAAATTCCATAAGATAAATTAATAATTGATTTTCGACCATTTATCAACATTAATGTTTGAACATAATCAATTGCCAAAATCATATCAGATACATAAGCACTACCACTACAATCAATACTAATCTTAATTGAAAATAAATTGGCATTTGATGCAATACCTGTTGATAAACCAACTGCTGAACCCGCGACATGTGTACCATGTCCATGACAATCTTCGGGATCACTTGCATTATTGTTTCCAAAAGTAAATAATTGAGTTGGAGTATTATATAAAAAGTTTTCATGATTAGGATTTAAACCAGTATCTAAAATATAAACATCGATATCATCTCCTCGTACAGTATAAATATCATCAAAAATATAAGTTGAATCTAACGGTAAATCTTCTTGATTTATACGATCGAGATTCCAAGGAGAATAACAAGAATCATCAGCTGCAATTGAAACAATTTCATCATCTTCAATATCTAAAATATTATCATCATCAAAAGATTCTTTACTTAAATCTGTGTTGACAATAGCGAAATCTCGTTTCATTAATAATACTTCTGTTTCATTAATAATTGAATTATCAAACCATTTTTGTACATCTGTATTTTTAAGTTTAATGATATATCTGTTTGATCTTGATAATTTAATCAATGTTGAAAGTAATAAGATTTTAAGCATTATTATTAATATATTAAAATAATAATAATAAATTTTAATAAAAATTTATATTTCTTCAATTTTTTCAATTTTTTCAATTTTTTCATTTTGAATAGTTTGATTTTTCGATTCTTTCAATTTCAGATTATATTCAACTGCTTTTTTTTTATAAATATTTTTGTCTATAACACTCATAGTTTTCCAAATTTCACCTTTTATTTTTGAATATTGACCGAAATTAAGATCTGGATATCTGATTTTAATTTGATCAATAATTTTATTATCTTTTAAAAAGATAGCATAACTAGTCATAGTTCCTTTTTTATTAGTTTTTCTTTTTCTTTTAACATTAATATTACCAATATAATGATTACATAAGGTTTCATGATCAATATTAAAATTTACAGCAATATCTTTTAATAAAAAAGATAAAAATGGAATCATACTTTCTGAATAAATAGTTAATAGTTTATTCTGTGTAACCATATTATAATATAATACTATAAAATATTATTCAATACTTAAATTAATTTTTTATTAAAGAAAAAGAATAATTTTTTTCTAAAAAATATAAACATTGTAATAAACAATCCGCTAAATCATCTTTCTTCTTAGATAAATTAAATAGTTCGGTCATTCTAGAATTTTCCAAATATTCTAAAACAGAAATAGTATTTATAATAGCTATTTTTTTTCTATTTTTATATTTAGTAATATCAAGTTCATTATTTTCTTTGAAAAATTTTAATTTATTAGAAGCATTAATATAATGTACATTTGTCATTTTTAATTCTGGATTACAAACACCATTTATTAAAAAATATGAATAAATATGATTTGAAATAGTTTTCATTTTAGGTCCTTTTAGTACAGGTTGTAATTCAATTATAACTTTATCAACTAATGTAAAATGAATATATTTTTCATTGAAAATATTGATAATTTTAATTAAAATATCATTAATTGGAAAATTTTTACAATTCATTACTTTAATTTTTTGTAATTTATAATTTTGATTATATTCTTTTAATAGAATAACTTTATGAGAAGCACATATATTTTTTCCATTACAAATATATTTAACGTTTTTTTTACAAGATGCAACTGAACATTTATCTAATTTTTTATCAAATTTTTCTATTACCAATGGTTTTACCTTATCAATATTTTGTTTATGTTTTTTACAAAAATGAAATTCATCATTTTTACTTTTAAAAAAAGCAACTTTAGAACAATTATCACATTTTTTTTGTTCATCAAAAACATCTTTTAAAATATTAATTAGACCCCATTCTAAAAGTTTTATACTATTTTCTTCTTGATTATATTTAATAATTGAAAAAGATAAATTTTTAATACCAACATCGAAAGATAATATTAACATTTATAAGATTAATTATATATTTTTATATAATTAATCTTATTACATTTAGGTTTCTATTATATAAAATAAAAGTTTATACCATATTTATTATATTATTTCAAATAATATAATAAATTTTTATTTATTTAATAATTTATAAATCATCTAATAATTTAGATAAATCTGAAAAATCAAATGCATCATTTTTTCTTTCAATAACATCATCTCTAGATAACATATTCATTGATTCTTTAACATGTGGTAATTGTACTTCCATTGCCTCTTGTATAGCTTTACGACCTTCACTTTTTGGATAAAGCATAACGCCATGAAGTTCAATAGAAATTTTATCAATACCGATTTTTCGGAATTCATTTTTATGTTTTTTCATAATATCTTTATATACACCTTCTTCTGATCTAATATCCGGATACATAAAATAATCTGTATGTAAAATAACATCATCATTAATGATGTTATAAAAACCAGTTAATGCATCATTACCACCTCCACCAGACATTTTTTCTCCTTCACCTCTAACTCTTTTTAAAAATTCTTTATGATTTAAAGATTTAATACGTTGTGCGTTAGTTTTATAATTAATATTGATTGTAGTATTATCTAAATCAATTTTAATTGTTTTATTTAATTTAACTCTTTTCATTTTATAAATATATGTTTTCTGTTTTGATCCACTAGTTGTTTCTTTAAGAATAATAATTAAAGTACATTGTCCTTTGATTTTAGATTGTCTACATTCTCTATTAAATGCTTTTATTGCGGCGCGTTTTGGATCACGAGCAATATATCTACCATGTGTTTTTGTTTTATTATTTTCACTACGTTTTGCTAATCTCATAATAGTAAAACTTCTTTTATTATCCATAATTCTTTTATATATTATATAAATATATAAAAATATTTAAAATTTTGGTAAACCAACATCAACAGTATAATTATCTATACTATTTGAATTATTCAATCCGAAAATATATAATGTAATGAAAATAACAAAAAAATTAATAAAAAAATATTTAAAATATTTATTTAAATCATTATCATCTTCTATTAAATTACTATCTATATAATATAAAAATGTCAATACAGATGATGCAATTAATGAATAAATTGAAGCTATAATCATAATGTATATATAGTAATTAAAGTTTTTAATTTAATTAATTTAAATTACGTAAAAAATTAATATTTTCTTCATTTTGTGTAGTTGCTTTTAATGGAACTTCTTTAATTTGATTAGCATTTTGAGTTTCGATAACTGGTAATGCAGCGACTTTCATTGGAAGAAAATTAAATTCATCAGGGATATCATTTTCATTAGAAATAACATTATTTACTATTTGTGGTTTTACTTGTAGTTGTTTTGGTTGTTGCATTGGTTGTTGCATTGGTTGTTGCATTGGTTGTTGCATTGGTTGTTGCATTGGTTGTTGCATTGGTTGTTGCATTGGTTGTTGCATTGGTTGTTGCATTGGTTGTTGCATTGGTTGTTGCATTGGTTCTTCTAAATTCATTGTTTCAAATTCATCTATAATAGAATCAGAATCATCATTTGGTAAACTATTAAAATCATCTTCCGTAATTTCTTCAATAATTTCTTTTTTCATATCATCTTCATTTATTTTATCATCATCACTTTCATCATCACTTTCATCATCTATAACATCTTGTACTTGATTATCTAAATTTTCATCATCATCATTTTCATCATCAGTTTCATTATTATCACTACTATCATCATCACTATTATCATCAACATTATTTAAATAAATATCTAAAATTTCATCATATGGTAAAAATGAATTTAAAGTTTTTATAATTGATCTACGAATAAGTTCTAATGAATTATTAATATTTTTCAATCTTAAACCTGGTGTTTGATCCAAATCACAAATCAAAGTTGGTTCTAAATAAAAAGCTTTAGAAATATAATTAAAACATTTTTTTAAAAATGTCATTGTATCAGGAATTTCATATTCGATATTTATTTTTTTTCTAGATGATGTTTCAATTAAATTTTTAGTTGAACTAATAATAGTTGATTTAATTAATTTTGGTAAATATTTACAATTTGATTTTTGTACAATAAATTTCGAATGATTTTTCAAAGTTTCATAATCCCATTCATTAGTATTTCTTAATTGTTCTTGGAAATTTTTTAAAATTTTATTTTTACTTTTTGTATTTTTAATTGTCAAATCACACATTTCTTTAAATTTCATATAAAATGGTTCTTTTAATAAATCAATTAAATGACGTTCATATTGTGTTTTGACACAAGTTAAATAATTAAATTTTGGAGTTCGTTCGATCTTCATAATATATATATTATTAATATAAAAAACTTAATTAATTTAATATATGTATAATATATAAAATGAATAAAATTATTATCGCAATATTATTTTGTATTATTATTATAGTATCATATTTATTAAAATCATTAAATTCATATAGTAAAGATAATATGGAAGTATCTAATGAAGAAAAATCTAATGAAGATAAAATTATAGAATCTGAAGTTATAACTGAAAATGGATGGTGGGATAATGTAATTAACTGTAAATTAAATGGTGATAATAGTTTATTTTGTAAGGGAAAAGAAAAATGGATTTTCCCATATTAATTGAATTTCTCGACTATATTATTCCAATTATTATCATATTTAATTCCAGTAACATCTAAATTATCAATCCAGAAATATTTTCCACCCCGTGGTTTATCTACTATTAATGAATGATATTTAAAATTATGTTTTTTTAACCATTTTTCAGTTACTTCTCTATGTTTAGTTAATCTTGCTGTAAAAAACGTTATATTATGACCATTATCATATAATTTGTTTACTGATTCTACTGCATTATTAAGTACTTTTGCATCAATAAATCGATAATCTTCGGTATTGGGAATATCTTCGCATACTGTACCATCTATATCAATTAAAATGTTCATTATAATAATCATTATAATATAATGTTTATTATATTTTTCAAAATATAATCGATAAAAAACATAAATAATATAAATATAACTGGTTATATTTTAAATATATATATATTATAATGAGAATTTTAGAATTAAAAACTATTCAATGTATAATTTTCAAAACTTTAATAGAAGCATTAAAAGATATCGTCTTTGATATAAATATTCAATTTTCAGAAACTAGTATTAAAATCATGAAAATGGATCATTCTCATACAATTGTTGCTTTATTAGATTTAGATACTTCTAAATTTGAGTTTTATAAATGTGAAAGAATTATTAATAATCAACGTATCCCATATACTGATGAAAATCCATTAGTAATAGGTATTAATATCTTATATTTATTTAAATTATTAAAAAATCTATCTAATGATGATATATTATCATTAATTATAGATGATGATAATGCTGGTTATTTAGAAATCATTATACAAAATACTAATAAAAATTTTGTATCAAAATATAATTTAAATTTAATCGAATTGAATGAAGAAACTTTAATTCCTAAAAAAATGGATTATAATAATATTATTACATTTAATTCTATTAATTTTCAAAAATTAATCAAAGAAATGAATTTATTATCTAAAATCATTGAAATAAAATATTATAATAAACAATTAATCTTTTCTTGTAAAGGTGATTTTGCATCACAAGAAACAATTCTAACTGATAAAACGGAAGATCTTAAATTTTATAAAGAAGAAAATGAAATATATCAATCTTATTTCAAAGCGAAAACACTATTATCTTTTAATAAATTTACTAATTTATGTAGTCATATTAAATTATATTTAAAAAACGAATGTCCATTATTATTAGAATATTCGATTGGTACATTGGGAAAAATAAAAATTTATGTATCCCAAACATCTGATAAAAAGTAAATTATAATATTTTATCTAAAATAATTACATATTTTTCAAATGTATAATTATTATATATATCCTGTACATTTTTAATCAAATTATATTTGATTTGATTATTAAAATCCTTAATATCATTAATATCACCATTTAAAATAGTATTATGAATATATAATTTGTTAATAATACTATTTGTCATTGATAAACTACCTAATGACATATAACTTAATGATTTAGAGTCAAATTTATCAATATCCGAGAAAGACATAAATATATTATTCTCTTCTATTAATTTCTTTTCTTGATACTTATTTAAACGATTAATTATTTTTAATTTTTTAATTTTCAAATTTTTTATTACACCTTTTATATGATTTTTAATCATATAAATTTTAGTATAATCAAAATCATTAATTTCTTTATTTAATAAATTATTTTTAAAATTATATAGAATCTCGCTCTTAGTATATATTGATAAATAAGGCATAATTATTTTATTTCCTTTAATATACATAAATTTTTCGGTATTAATATAATCATCATATGATTTATCATTAGAATATTCTTCAATATTATAATATTTTATATTTTCCGTTATTAATTTATTTTCATAAATTATATTTTTACTTAAAAATAATACAATCGTTTTTTTATTTAATGATATTAAATTCAAATTATCAAAATTATTTATCATTACTATTTTTGAATCTTTTATTTTACAATATTCATTTGGATATGTTATAAAATTAACATCTTTATATAAAGTTTTAAATGCTTTATAAAAACCCAAACTAATTAAATCATTTTTACGAGTTATAATAGAAATCATAATATATATATAATTTTTATTATATAAATTTTAATTTTATTTTTTTAGTTCTATAAATGGTCTATTGTTTAGAGGTTTTAATATAATTGAATCATCCATATTATTTTCTATAATAATAATACGATCATATAAATGATTAATACTATCAAAAGTTCGGTTTATTTTAAAATCACTATTTTTTTCGATATTTATAATTTTTTTATTAAATTCTTCTTCTAATTTTATAATCTGTTGTTCATAACTATCTTTTTCCGATTTAATTATTATATTTGGATAGTTATTTTTATTAAGTGTATTAATATCTATCGAATGTTTATTTTCGTCTAATTTTATATAATTATATTTTGAATAATAAGATCCCATTTATTATATAGTGTATATCTATTTTATTAGAATTCATTTTTTAATTTTATTTTAAATCCAATTTCTTCATAATCATTTTTCATTTCTAATATATTTTTTTCTAATAAAATTCCTTCAAATTCATTCTTTGGTATTCTATTATTCTCATTATTTAATTTACAATAATCAAGAAATTTATTATATAATACGATTGATTGTGTGAAAGATTTATCATCAATATCCATAATACATTCATTATCTAAAAATTGATTTACTACATTACAATTATATTGGAATTTCTTATTATATTGTTTAATTATTTCGGGTATTTTTAATTTTTGTCCAGATTGATACCATTTTGAAGAATATCTTACAAAATATGATAAAACTTCATTTTCTGAAATTTTATTATCTATATCTGCATCTTTCCATTTATGTTTTGGATTTGAAGCATCAAATTTAATATCGGTTTCATCATCTAAAAATTGTGCACCAAATTCAATTAAAATCAATCTTCTAAATAATGCTGGATCAGTTGATACTTTGGGTTTGAAATTACTAAGAATAATTGGAACTAATGCAACTTCAATTAATTCACTTTCTTTATGTAATTTTCGAATTCTTAATTTTGTTCCACCAGTAATTCTTTTAATTAAACCTTCATTCATTTCTTCATTTTTATTAGATTCATCCATAATTCCGAATCTTTTGTCTTGGATATAATTTAAATGTGTTGTAGCTGTACCAGCATTACCTTTTTTAACACTAAAAATTTCCGAATCTAAAATTGTAAAATATTCACCAAAGGTTTTATCTAATAATTTAGCTAATACAGATTTTCCATTACTACCTTTATCTCCATACCATACTGAAAATTTTTGTTCTTTATTATGTCCAGTAATCGTATAACCTAAAAATGTACTTAAAAAATCTACAATTTCTTTCTGATCTAACATAATATCATTCATAAAATTATCCATATTTGGTGTTTTCATATTTTCTTCATATTCTATATCTAAAAAGAATGTATTATAATCATCAAATCTACGAATCATTATTTTACCAGTTTTTAAATTGATATTACCATTACGAACAGCAATGGAATCTGGATTACCATTAATCATATCTTTGAAATCTGGATTATTTAATAAATTTGCACCCAATGTATTTTTAAAACATTGTTTTGAAAATTTAGATCTATTACATGATTTTCTCATAGTACTTGATGTTTTTAATAAATTATATAATTCTTCTACATTCGGGTCAGATGGATCTAATTGTTTGATTTCATATAATACTTGTTTATTAAAATAATCAAGATTTTGACTAACATAATGTTGGAATAAATATTGACATATTTGATTTTCATCTTTTTGCCAAATATCTCCATTCCAAAAATATATTTCTAAATTTTCTTCTGGTCCGTAACACATAATTCTTTTATGAAATAATTTATAAAACATTTCACACATCCCCCTCTCATCATTATTTAAATGGAATTTAATTTGATTGAAATTTAATACTTTATATTCATATTTTGATAAACCAATGATATATTCATTGAATTTCTCGAAATTATCTTGTTTTGCGATATTTATTAATGCTTTATATTGATTATAATATTGGAATTGATTTTGTATAGATTTATTTATCAAATCATTCATAATTGATATTGCCCCTTCATCAAATTTAGATGATAATTGTGACCATTTAATCATTATTCTTTTTGGAATTTTCAAACTAGATAAAATCATTATGATTTTAGACCATTCTCCATAATCATCAATTCTTTCTTTTTTTATTACGTCAAATAATAAAAATTTAATATATTCATAATCTTTTATTTTAACTACATTATTTTTAATGTAAGCATCTCGTTTATAATCTTCGAAATCAACTTGATTATTTTCTAATTCTTCCAAATCAATGATATCAGAATCATTCAATTGTTGTAATCTTTTCTTTTTCTTATTATTTTCATCTTCAAATTTATTGATTTCATTATTTATATTTTTCTCAAATTTTACATTTAATTCTGTTTTATCAGTTTGGATACATAATAGTTTGAATTTTTCAATATCATTTAAACATATTGTATCTAAAAAGTCGTAATCACTTTTAGGAGTATATTTATTTTCTTTTCGATCAAATTTTAATACATGAAACATTCTAAAACAAGAATTATATGCATTATCATCCAATACTTTATCACCATTCTTATTTAAGTATTTAATTAATTTTCTACAAAATACTTTATTTACTAAAATATTTGGAAAATATACATGATAATTTTCTTTTGATTGATTTTTTAAAATATGATATGTAAAATCTAAATCAGATTCTTCTTTCATTTCTTCTTGGTTTTTTACTAAAATTCTAGATAATTGGTCCGCTAATACTTTTACTGTTAAACGAATATCTATATCCAATGTATATTTATCAATATCAAAATATAATTTAAATACATCTGTTATTTTTTCACATAATGAACTCTTTTTAATTTTTAATAAATATGTATATAAATCATCATATTTATCTTTTGGAACATTAAATAATCCACCTTTTAAATCTTGATGAGTATAAATTTTTGTTCCACTTGGCACATTGTAATTTTTTAAAAAATTCGTCATTTTTATAAATTAATACTTGATTTTTATTTACAATTAAATTTTAATTAAAAAAAATTAATATTTTTAAAATAATGGAGAATTATCTACAATCATACCACAAAATTCTGTTTTATTTTCTGAATAATTTACATTATTATAAATACCAATCTTAATAGCGTTTTTTAATATAAATTTGAAATTTACATCATGTTCATTATTATGTCCGAATGATTTAGACATAATATGTGCTAATTCGTGAAGAGTAACAAACATTAATATATTGATTTTATGTATTTCACTATTTGATTTATTACGTAAACATAAATTAATTTGCTTACCTTTATCTATACTATATGAAGTTCCTTTATCATTTAAATTAGTTTCTTGAATATTATTTTCATTAAATTTGTTAAATAATCTTAATATACGAGGTTCATTCGGATAAGTTTTTTTTAAATAATTAATTAATAATTCAATTCTATCCTTAATCATTGCCATCATATCTGCAGCTTTGTGTTTATTTGATAAATTTTGTACTAAATGAAAATCTTCATCTTTTTTTGATTTTATATATATTAAATTTGTATCATTGAAATATATATATTTTAATACTATAAAAATTACAAAAAAAAATATAAGAAATTTTACCAATTGTTGATCTTTCATATTAATTTATATAAATACTAAATAATTTAAATAAATTAAATTATTATATATATAATGCAATTTAATCAAAATAACATCGATTTAAATATAACTTCTGATAATAATGATGTTTCGTCAAATCAATCTAATATAATAGATATTAGTCACAGAAATAGACTTGAAAACATATTATTTTTATTAAATACTATTAATAGATTAGATGATGAAACTAGTGATAATAATAATAATAATAATAATAATAATAATTATAGAAGAATGAATCAATATCAAAACGATTTTTTAGTTAGACCAAAATATATTGATCCTATTTTAATACCAGAATTAAAACAAAAGATTGTTTTATTTAATGATAAAAAATTTTCATATTATCATTTATGTAAATTAAATTTAATATTTACAAATAAATTTAATGTTTTATTAAATATTGATTTTTCTGTAAAAAAAATTTTAGCAAATATTAAATTTATTTGTAAAATAAATATTTTAGATAAAGAAACTAATTGTAATAATTTAAAATGTTCTGAAAATTTTTGCGATGGTAAAAGTCATTTGGCATCAAAAAAAAGAAAAACATTATTTCATTTTGAAGATTTTTCAGTTGATATTTTAATGACAAAATTAGAACAAAAAATCCAAGATTATAAATATTGTATTGATTGTTTAATTTTATGGGATATTCAGACAAATGATAGATATATTGATAATGAAAATAATTATGATCTATGTGATAATTGTATATTTAAAAATCATCTTAATAATAAAACATTACTAATTATTGAGAAATGTTCTATTTGTTTAAAAAATATATACGAAAATGATTTTGAAAAAACTTTATGTAAACATTATTTTCATAAAGAATGTATTGATACATGGTTACTTACAAAAAATTCTTGTCCATTATGTCGATATAAATTAAAAAATAATGGTTTTCAAATGATTGAAGAACTTTAAAATACTTGTTCATTAAATATTATTGTTGGATCGACCTCAGTATGACTTATTGTACACATTACCATAGTTTGTACACTATTTTTAATATTAAGTGGATCAAGAAAATCATTACCAAAATCAACTAATATATCATCTGGGTCGTAGAATTTTATTGTTAATTTTTTTAAATTAGCAAGTTTAGATGGTAATGTCTGACAACCATTATGTACTACACAATTAATAAATTCTGATGAATTAACTGTTTTAATTGGAATTAAAACCGAATACATATCCATTGTTCTACCATTTGTTGTTGATGTACTTTTACTATTGATTTCATCAATACTTAATTTAATATATGGATAATTTAATGCTATTGATGGTAAAACAACAAAATCAATATGTATTTCTGTAACATTTTTTATTTCATTTCTTATAATAGCACCAATTGCAGATGGATCTGGATTAAAACTAACTACGTATTCATTTGAATTTGGATATATAAATTTATTTCTATCTCTTGAATCAAATAATAAACATTTTTTTATAGTTCTTATAGCAGTTTCTACTATTGGTTCAATAGATTTTGGATTTGAAATTTCCAATTCATTATTCAATTTTTGTTTTAAATTTTTATATGGAATTGGTGTTGGAATAACTAACTCTATATTTTTTTGTTTTTTAATCTTATTTTTTTCATCTCGTGTATTATAATCAGGATTCTGTGCCAAGAAAGATTTGAAATCCATAATATATTATATAATATATTATGATTTTTATTTTAAATTATTTTATTATATTTATTTTAAATTATTTTAATCTTCTTCTGAATCAGAATCATTAATTGGATCGCGTTTTCGGAATGAATTTTTATGTAGTTTTTCTTCTGTTTTTATTACATCTACTACATCTTGTGATTTTCTATTTATCTTAATTTCTTGATCTATAGATTCATCATCTCCAATATCACTTTCGTATTTTACATCTTTAAACTTATCTTGTTCTGTAATTCGTGCTTTTTCTTCATTTTTTCTTTTTTTCATTTTTTCCATTTTTTCAGTAGATTTTCTAGTTTCTTCATTTTTATGTTCTTCAATTGCATTCTGAATTGATTCGTATAAATTAACATCATTTCCATCTTTATTACATCCAATAATTTTAACTGGTAATAATTTTTTAATTGATTTTTCCTGATCATAAACTTTGACATAATCAATTAATTCTCTTTTGAAATTTAATTTTAATATTGATTGATTTGTTTTATATTCTTCTAATTTTATATTATATTGATTAATAAATTCAATTGGTACTTCTTGAATACTTTTATTAATAATTAAATCGTTTGTATATTCATATTCTTTATCAATAAATGTAGTTTGTTCTTCATTTAAAAATAACCACCACATTTTATTTGCAAAATATTCTTTTAATGTATTAATTGGTAAATTTTGGTAAAAGAAAATACTTTGCCAACTGATATATTCTTCAAAATCTTTTAATTCTGGGACCGTAAATTTATAATTTTTTGATAAATTTGTCCAATCTAAATAATCTTTAAATTCTTTAATATGATGTATCGTCAAATATTTATTCCGTGATAAATTTGCAAAATTAATATACTTTTTAAATGTTAAACAAAATTCTACATCTAATTTATCATATAATGACATATAATCCCAATTAATTTTCAATTTACTTACTTTTACACTAAATTGTTTGATTAATTTAACTAATTTTTCTTGTTGATTTGTTCTTACATATTCACAGAAAAAATTTTCATCAATTAGTGGTTTTTTCATTTTTAAAACATTATATTTGAAAAAACTCATATCTATTTATTATGTTATATATATATAATATATTAATAAATATTTAATATATTTTAAGTCCATTATTGAATATTTAAAAAAAATTTAAATATTCAATTTATTTTTTACTTTTTTTAACACCCTTTCTTTTAATATCATTTTTTTCAGATGTAATCTCATTTTTTAATATTGTATTATATTTTTTATTTTCTACTAAGATTTTTTCTAAATCTTCTAACCACATATTTTTAATATTTTTTAATTTTAATTCTTTTAATTCTTCCATTCTTATATCACATTCGTTTTCTAATTTATCTGCTCTTTCCAATGTCAAACTTCTAATATGCATAGTTGTTAAATAATTATATGATAATTCATTTGTTGAGTTTAATATCTTTTTAAATTTATTATTTTCCAAATCTATATTTAATTTTTTATCAGTTGTATCTAAAATATCTATATCTTTATTTTTCACCATCCTTATAAATCTAACTTTATTTCTTAATTCATCTACTATATTTTCTAATATTTCTATCATTTTATTTTTTCTTAAATCATAATATTCTAATCTTAAATCATAATAACTCTTCATTATTTCACTTGTATTTTTATATTTTCGGATATTATTATTCTTATCGAATAAATACATATTTGTTTCAGATAAATTTGATATAAGTTTTAATGTTTTTAAGATATGATCTTTACCTTTTGATGTTATTTTTGTATATTCAATTCCAGAAAATTCTAATTCAAAGTTTACATTTGATTCTGTTGAATAATTATTATAGTTTTTTATACATTGTGCTTTTAATTCACTTTTTATAGTTACTGATTTATCTATTAATATTTTTTCTAAAAATATTTTATATTTTTCTGTCCAAGTTCCAATTGGCAATTCTTTAATTATAATTCGGTTATTTTGACTATCTAATTCATATACCCCAACACTTTGATATTTATTAGGACTAATTTTTGTAATATCTCCTTTAAATGATCTATACCAAGGATTTAAAATTTTTGGTTTTTTATCATTCAATAGATCTTTGATATTTTCAACTATATCTTCTAATTTATGCTGTAATACTGTAGTTGAAAATCCAGTTCCTATACCATTTGTTCCATTTAATAATATCAATGGTATTGATGGTATATACCATTCTGGTTCAATTGATAAACCATCTGAATCTAGATAGTTTAATAATATATTATCATCTTTATTAAAAATTTTATTTGCAATATTGGATACATTTGTAAAAATGTATCTTTCGCTAGATCTATCATCACCACCTAACAATCTTGTTCCAAATTGTCCATTTGGTAAATATAAATTACAATTATTTGAACCAACGAAATTCTGAGCCATTTTTATAACAGTTGATACAATTGATGCTTCACCATGATGATAATCTGTTTTTTGACCAACTAATCCTGAAAATTGTGCTACCTTAATTTCTTTATTTGTTAAAAAATTTAAACCAGTAAATAATATTTTTCTCTGTGTTGGTTTTAAACCATCTACTAATGATGGAATTGAACGATGAATATCATAATTCGAAAAATGTATTAATTCTTTATTTATAAAATCTGATATCGATACTTCTTTGATTTTTTGATCTAATACTAAATCTTTATTAAATGCCAATAACCATTCTTTTCTCTGATCTGCATGATCTTTCTTAAATCCCAATTCGATTGATTTATTTGATAATTTATCCCAATTATATGTTACTATTTTTTTCTCAATATTTTCCAATGATTCCTTCGCTTCTTTTGCATTTGATGTCCCCAATCCTTTGTAATATTTTGTTGTCCATTTTTTTAAATCAATTGTTTTTTTCCAAGTTTCAAAATCTGTTAAATTATAAAATAATATTACTTCTTTTTTCCCATTTTTTTCAAATGCTTTTACAATTGGTGTAATTAATGATTTTACAAATCCTAATTCTAATAATTCTGGCCAGAATGTATGGAATAAATTCATTACCAAACCTTTAATATGTGATCCATCTGTATCTTGATCTGTTAAGATAATAATTCCTCCATATCTTAATTCATTTAACGAGGTATATTTATGATTTTGTTTTAATCCTAAGATTTTTTTTAAATTATTTATTTCAATATTATTTAATATTTTATCAGCAGATTGATCTTTTACATTTAATAGTTTTCCTTTTAATGGAAAAATTCCATATTCATCACGACCAATTTTACTTATTCCAGACATTGCAAATGTCTTAGCAGAATCTCCTTCTGTTAAAATTAATTTACAATTTTCAGATTTTTTTGTTCCTGCCCAATTTGCATCTTCTAATTTCGGTATTCCTGTTATTCGTTTTTTAATTTTACCATCTGTTTTTTCTAAATTTTTTTCTTCTTTAAATTTCGCAAAACTTAACACTTCTTCAATTATACCCATCTTATTTAATCCATTTGTAAATTTTTTTGTTAAATCATATGACGAACCAAATTTTAATGATCTTGTTGTCATTGATTCTTTTGTTTGTGAATTAAATGATGGATTCTCAATAAATGATTTGATAAATATGCACATTTTATCTTTTATATATGATTTTTTTACATCTACTTTTTTCTTTTTTAATTTTTCCATATATTCTTTGATAATTTTATTTGTTATATAATCTACATGCGTTCCACCTAATGTTGTATTAATTCCATTTACAAATGATATTTGTTCATAATTATCTTCACTCATATATAATCCTATACTCCATCTTTCATTCGTTTCTTCATCAACCAAGATCTTTCGAGTATCCCCTTCTTTTTGATATAATTTGATATAATCTTCGAATTTTTTTATATTTATATTTTTTCCATTATATGATACAGATACATTATTATTTGTATTTACTGCTATATCATACACTCTCTTTTTCATTAATGATATCATATCATCTGATAATTCTGTTATATTAAAACGTTTTAAATCTGGTTTAAATGTGATTTTCGTATATCCAGATTTATTCGAATCTGTAATTTTTTCAGTACTCTTTATTCCCATATTATTTTTCCAAGTCATTTGAAATTTTTTCTTTCTTTCTTCATCTATTGTTTCTAATTTAAATTCTTCTGAAAAGATATTTGTTAATTTTGCACCATAACCATTCTTTCCACCAGTTATTCTTTTCTCATTTTTATCATAATTTCCAGATGTTAATAACATCCCAAATATCATTTCGGGTATATATACTTTCTCACTTTCTTTATAGATTACTGGTATCCCTTTACCATTATTCCAAACTGTTATTTCATTATTTTCTTTATCAATTTTTACTTTGATTTGTGTTGTATTTACTTCTAATCTTACCGTTTGATCAAATGCATTTAATAATATTTCTTCAAAGATTCTTTGTAATCCAGAAATATATGTTATATTTTTTTTAGTGATTTTATTTTCATCATCATTAAAAATATATAATAATTCATCTTGTTTTTCTATACTACCAATATATGTATCTGGTATATCTAATATATGCTCCAATTGTGATTTCTTTTGATATTTATCTGCTATATTTTGATTCATATTAGTCATTTTATTATTGTATATGATTTTATTATTGTATATGATTTTATTATTGTATATGATTTTATTATTGTATATGATTTTATTATTGTATATGATTTTATTATTTTATAAGATTTAAGTTAAGATTTTAAGATTATTCTTATAAATTATTTTATAATAAATTTTAAAATTAAAATAAACATTTAATATATAATAATAATAATAATATGGGTGGTCAACAATCGAGTGAAACAAATAAAGAAATTTTAAATGATACTAGAGTAATAAATAGTATTAAAAAATTCAACGAAACTATTAATGAATCTTCTGTTAAAATGATGCAAAGTACTATGGTTAATGCTGCAGCAGGCGCAGATGTTAATAATACAATAACTATAAAAGGTATAAAGACAAAGGGAGCATTTATTCTTGATGGTGTCTCTCAAAAAAATATGGTTAAAATGAATTTATCTGTTCTTTCTAAATCTGAAATGAAAGGTGATATGGTCTCAGATATGACTAATAAAATTCAAGCTCAATTAACAAATGATGCAAAAGCTTCCGCAGATTCTTCTTCTAAAGAAGGTGAACAAATCTTAGCTGGTATAGCTAGTGCAGTTAGTGATACTGTACAAGGTCTTGGTAATTCTCTTACTGGTGGTTCTTCTTCTAGTAAAGATAATCTTTCTATTAAAAATATTATGAATATTGAAAATGACACTGAATTAATTAATAAAGTGAAAACTAGTGTTACTCAAGAAATGGTTAATGATACTGTCACTAATGTTTCTTTGAAAATTAATGCAGGTAATGAATTGGAAATCGCTGAGATTGAAGCAGATGATGGTGTTGTCATTTCTAATTTATCACAAGAAAATGTTGTCGATGCTATGATGGAAGCTGTCGCTGAATCAGGTTTAGCTAATAAAATTTTATCTAAAATGATGAATGTTGATGAAGCTGATATTAAAAATGCAGCTGATTCTGAAACAACCGCTTCTGATGAAACAGTTGGTACTTTAGATGCTGCTGGTGATGCAGTTGGAAATGTTATAAAAGAAGGAGGGGAAGCTGGTTCTAAATTAATAGATTCTTCCTCTGGTCTGATATCTGCCGGTATGACTGCTTTGATTATGCCTTTATTAATTATTGGTGTAGTAGGTATTGCATTATTCTTTCTTGCAAAACCTTTATTATCAAAAGGTATGGATAAAGCTAAAGTAGGTAAAGATGGTAAAATGACTTTTGGTGCAGGTTTATTTAAAGGTGGTTCTATCAAAAAATTATTAAATAATTCATATATTAAACAAATTAAAAAACAATTAATGAAATATGCAACTATGGATAATTTAATTATCGGTTTATCTTTAATTATTGGTTATAAATTTCTTCCAAAAATTTTTAATTATATTAAAAATTTCAATACTGAAAAATTTACAATTAAAGATAATAAAAAATTAATTATATTTTATGATGATAATAAAAAATTTTTAAATCTTAAAGATGATAAATTGATTTTTGATTTAGAAAAACCTACAGATACTTTGGTTTTTTTATTAGAAATTATTAAACCTAATGAAAAATTACAATTAAGTTTTCTTGATAAAAAAGGAGATTTGAGTTTTTTAATGAAACATAACAAAAAGTTAAAAATTATTAAATATTCTCAAAAATTCGCAGGTAAACAAAGTTTAAATTATCATATTTTTGATAAAAATGATAAACAAGGTGACATTGTTCTAGGAGTTGGTAAAAAATATTTTAATAAAAAATTTAAACTTGTAAAAAATAAAGATGATGCTTTCAAATTCAAATATATCATATTAGATGATAAAAGACTGTCTATTGAATCTATTACAAAAGAAATCACAGACAAAACAGATCAAAAAAAACAGATCAAAAAAAAAACAGATCAATAAAACAGTCAACAAAATAACAATTGTAAATTAGTTTATTTATAAATAAATTAAAAATAATATATTTATAAATTATATATTAATATGTCTGATATCATTAATGGAAATATGTCAGAAGAATATTTTAGAAGTATAGTGAAATCAATAAGTTATGTTTATGATGATCTTTTTTCAAAAGATGATATAGAAATGATTACTAAAAATACTTTTTTTTCTGAAGATGATGAAGAGGTTGAAGAATTAACTACAGTCGGTCTTAAAAAAAATGATGTACGAAATTTACAAACTACTATTTGGCAAAAATGGAATGATGAAATTTTTCATTCTTTTGAAAATATTTATGGTAAATTAATTTGTTGTCTTGGTAATAAAAATGGTGATGGAAAAAAAAGTATGCCTTTAACTCTACTGATTTTTAATCCTGAAACAGGTAAAATGGAAACAGATTCGCGTACTTATACTGTTACTTCTGATACTTGTGAATTCTCAGGTGTTAACTTTTATGATGATAATACTTCTTCGGGAGGTTATAATTCAAATTGCGAAAGTTTAATGAATAAATATTGTTTGTTTTTACAAAAATATGATCCGAAAAATGAATTAATTGAACAATTATGTGGATGTGTTTTAGCTAAAAAATTCATTTCTCCTGAATTATTAAACCCCAATAATGCAATGGCTTTAAATCAAATTTTAGGACAGAGAAATTGTGGTATTAGCCAATGTATTAATAAAAATGCATATAGAAGACAAGGTGATAGAGGTGCTTGTGTTAGTACAATTAATATTTGTACTAATAATTTAAATGTTAGTGAAATTAATGCAACGACGACAGAGTTTAATAATATTAGTATGAATAATGATTGTGGTGGTAATAAAGAAATTATACCTGTCAATGAAGTAGTTATTCCAATTCCAATAATCGAACCTGTAGAAGAAATAGATGTAATAAAGCCATTGGAACTAGATGAATTAGCAGTAGAACAAATTATAATACCTCTCGGTACAGATCCAGATCAAATAGATCCAGATCAAACAACTCAAAATGTTAGTTTTATAGAAGGTATTATTAATTGGTTTATGAGTTTATTTAGTCAAACAGAAGGATTCTCTTCAATTAATAATAATTTTAATAAAATATATAGTGTTTTTTCGATTATTGTTATATATATATTAGTATTAAAAGATCCATTAAATATTCAGAAAAAAATTAATAAAATGTTTTAAGTCCTTTATTTAAATTTATTTTTTAAAATTAAATTTAAATATAATTACATATTTTTATATAAATCTAATAAATCCATTATCATAAATCTATATCTTGTACCAATTCTAATTTTCTCATTTTGCAATACTTTTAATACTTCATATTTCTCATCGAATATTTTTTTATCATTGATTTTTGTCAAAAATTTACATAAACATTCTGTATATTTCCCAGAATCATCTCCAGTAGATATTTTCAATTTATTAAATAAATAATCAATATAAAATCCCAATGTTTTTCTATCTACGATTTTAATATGATATAATGATGTGATGAAATTAAACAATCCTATAAATCGTCCTTTGTCTTGTACATTTTTACAAAACAAATCATAATTTTTATCTGATGATATTGTATTATCAAATTTATCTTCTAATAAATTTATCAAATCTTTGAAAATCTTATCAAAAATTTTCCTAGATTCTTTACTATAAAAATTCTTAAAAACTTCCGCATATAGATCACAAAATATTGGTTGAGAAATTGCTTTATTTAATAAATTTTTTATTGTATAATCTAATAATATATCTTTTTTTACTTCCAATATAGCTTTAATTAATATTGATATTGGTTTAATATTATCTTTTGATAATTTATTTAAATATCCATTGATTTTTCTCTCTAATTCTTCTTTATTAAATGTATCTTTTTGTAAATTTTCTAATCGTTTTTTATCAACTTTCATATTAATTTTTGTTCGAATATTTAATACTTTTAATGTTTTTTCTGGAAGAAATGTTTTTCTCCCAGAATTTCGTTGGTTATAAAAATAATCAATATCATATGTTTTTACTGTATTATTTTTTTGTGATGAAATCATGATTTTATTACTCATATTTTAAAAAGTTTAATTAAAAAAATAAATAAATTTTATTATCTTATAATTATTTATATTATCAATTTTATTTATTTTAATATGGATAATATTATGAAAATGTTTGATCAAAGAAAAATAAATGAAAAAAAAGTAACTTTCTCTAAATTTAACCAGATTTTTATTATTCCAAATATAGATCAACTCAAATTATTACAAACTAATCAATTAGATTGTAATATCAAAAAATATGGAAGATTCACTATTGAATATAATTTTGGAAAGACTTAAATTTTTTTTCTATTTTTTTATCAGTTCTTGTTACATAATAACGTCTTCGTTCTTCCATTGCTAATTCCTGATTTTGTTTCACTTCATTTTTCATTTTTTCTTCTTCTGTCATTGTGAAATTTTGATTATCACGATTTCGTTTATATTCATCTACAGATTTATAATTTTCTTGACGATGATTTGGCATTTTTGTTGTATCATATTCAGTATATGCCTTTTCAAAATCACTATATGATGTACCTTGTTTTCCTATATTTTGTGAAAAATCATCTACATGTTTTAATCCTAATTGTTTATAGTTATCAGTTGTTAATTCTAATGGTTCTGGTTCAGCATAGATTTGCATTTGTAATACCTCTTGTTTTTTAGTATTTCTTTTTTGGATTTCATCATAATCTAATCTTTCATTACTTCGCAATGATTGATATCCTCTATCATCTGCATCTGTTATTTTATGTAAATTAAATAATTTATTAAATTTTTTAGAATCTAATGATTTATCATTTGGATTAATTTTCATTTTTCCAAATTCTCTATCTAATGATTCACTTTGAAAATTTCGAGAACTCGTATATTTATCAAAAGTTCTTTCCTCTTTTTCTAATTGTTTATTTTGTAACATTTTATATTTATATAAATATGAATATGCATTCTTTATTATTTCAAATGATTGCGAATTTCCTCCTCGATCTGGATGATTTATTAATACTAATTTTTTAAAATTATCCCTAATATCTTTTAAACTTGCATTATAAGATATTCCTAATATTTTATATGGATCTAATTCCATTTTATATATGTATATGTATTTTAAATATTAATTTATTTTATATAAAATTATAGAAGATATTAAAAAATCATCTAGATGTAGTCTCTATTATTTCAATTCTTATACCAATTTACAGTTTAAGAGAATTAAGTATAATTAGGATTTAAAACATTTAATTTAGTATTTAATTTTTCTTATCATCATTTTTCACCATATTTTGAACTATTTTGAAAATCTCAATCTCAATATATATATATATATTTATCTTACACTTTTACTTACACTTTTTACACTTTTTACACTTTTTTTGATAATATTTACCACATTAAGGATGATAAATATCATACGACTTACACTTTTTTTACACTTTTATTTTAAAAAGTATAAGTACTTACACTTTTCTTACACTTTTTGAAATTATATTAAGAACAAAATATTATAGTAGAATATAGAATGAGTCAAATTATTAACAAACGATGTGATATTTGTGATAAAGTTATAAAATATGGGAGTTATTGGAAAAGACATTGTAAAACAAAGAAACATTTGCGAATTTTAGTAGAGACTGAAATAACACCCGAAATAACACCCGACCACACCCGAAATAACACCCGACCACACCCGACCACACCCGAAATAACACCCGACCACACCCGACTAGATAATAGTATTGACATATTACAATGTAAATATTGTAATAAAGGATTTAAGTATCAACAAGGGAAATCACGTCATGAATTATATAGATGTAATTCAAAAACAAAAGAAACTCAAGTACAAGTGATTAATAATAATAATACTACTAATAATAATACAAATAATAATAGTAATACTAATAATACTAATAATACTAATAATACTAATAATACTAATAATAATACATTAAATCAAAATACTAATATATTAAATCAAAATATCAATTTAAATGTATATGGACAAGAAACTATCCCTAATAATTTTTTAACAAATGAATTATTAGAAAAATTAAAATTATGCGAAGGAGATTTATCAAAAACATATCTATTATTAAATAATGAATTGTATTTAAAAAATAAGAAAAATAATAATATTAAATACACAAACATACAAAGTGAATATTGTCAAATATTATCAAAAGATAATGATTGGAAATTAAAAAGATTATTAGAAGTAATGAATGAAAGAGGAATAGTAGTAAAGAATGAATTAGAAAAAGAATTAGAAAGAATAATAGAAGAAGAAGGGATTAAAAATGATCATATTATAATAGATCCAAAAATGAAACAATTACAAATCATGTATTTACCAATGTCAAAATTTGAAGATAATATTGAAAAGATAGACGATGAGGATGATGATATAAAAGAATTATATAAAAGATATCAACTTGAATTATATAATTTAAGAATAAGAAAAAAATAAGAAGTATATACTAGATAAATTATTTATACATATTTAATAAAGAATTTATAATTCTTTATTAAATTTCTAATTCATATATAAAATAAGATGATTGAAATATATAGTTCTTGGTTCATTTTCTATTGTTTTTATTATTTTTAAGATTTTATAATTATTAAAAAATGAATATGTTGGAAAGTAAAACTACATTTTATATATAAAATAAGATGATTGAAATAATATATTAATGATATATTTAAATAAATATCGAAATATATATAACATTATAGTTTTACTTTATAATATAAAAATCATTATCTATAATAGAAAATAATAAAATTTATTAAAATAAAATAATAATTAAATATGGAAGATTTAATATATGAAGAAAAAATAAAAAAAGAAATAAATATACATGATAGAAAGAATGTATTAGAAAATTATAATGTTTATAATAATAGAATAAAAGAAATAAAAGAAACAATACAAACTTATGAAATAAATATGAAAAAATTAAAAGAAGATTATGAAAAAATAATGAAAGATAAAGTTATATTTTTAAGTAAATTAAATCAACCGGAACAATTAAGTAAAGAATGGTTTGAAATGAGAAAACATATGTTAACAGCATCAGATATAGGAGCAATATTGGGATATTCTAAATATGATAGTAAAAATAAAATAATAAAAAAGAAATGTGGTTTAGGAAAACCATTTCGTGGAAATAAATATACATTTCATGGGCAAAAATATGAAGAGATAGCGAAACAAATCTATGAAATGAGATATGATTTAAAAGTGGATGAATTTGGATTAATTCAACATCCAAATATTGATATATTAGGAGCATCACCGGATGGAATTTCAACAACTGGAATAATGTTAGAAATAAAATGTCCATCAATGAGAAAAATAACAGGTATAGTACCAGATCATTATTGGGTACAAGTTCAAACACAATTACAAGTATGTCAATTAGATATCTGTGATTTTGTAGAATGTAAAATAACAGAATATGGAAGTGAAGAAGATTATAATGAAGATGTGTTTGAGATGGATGATTATGAATATTTAGATATAATACCTAAAACATTTGATAAAGATCATATAAAAGTTCCATATAATAGAAAAAATTATTATGGATTAGAGAAAGGGATAATAGGAGAGATAAGAGTATATGAGAATGATGAATGGAAATCGAAATATTTTTATCCCCCATTTGATTTAGATAGTGAAGAACAATTGGAATGGTTAGATAAAAAATCAACAGAAATAAAAAAATATATAACTGAAATTTATTGGAAATTAGAATTTAGTTCAGTAGTAAGAATAAAGAGAGATGATGACTGGTGGATAAAAACAGATGTAGAAGAAAAATTATATGAAGTATGGGAAGAAATCTTACAACAAAGAGAAGATTTAAAAGATGGAAATGGATTAGAAGAAGATTTTACAAAATTAAAAATAGAATTACCAGATACAGATTTTTATAAAAATTTACCAGAAATATCAGAAGATGAACAAGATGAAATCATAGAAGATTGTTTATTTTCTGATAATGAAGATGATAAAAAAATGATATTAAAAAAAGATGAGTGTTTATTTTCAGATTCAGAATAAAATGATTTAATAATAATTTTATAAAAAATATTATTAAATGGAAGAAATAAAAAAAATCATAAATAAAAAAAGATTAGAAATTGAAGAAAGAAATTCGAAAGAAATGATAAAACAAATAAAGTTTTATGATCAAAAGATAATAGGGAATAATTTATTAAATTTTGGAAAAGAAATAGAAAAATATCAAGCTGAGATTCTATCAATAGAAAACAAGAGTATTTATTGGATAAGTTGGGAATATTATAAGAATTTAATCTTTGATCCAAAAAATATGAAATGGAGAATCTTACCGATATGTGCATGTTTACCATCAAATAAAATAGAAAATATGGTATGGATAACAAATTCTGAAAAAATCATACCACAAATTTATAAATATGTAAGATCATTAAAAGGAGTACGGAGTGCAGTAATAAGTAGAATGGGAAAGAATGTTAAATTACATGTCCATCAAGGATGGGAATGTATTTCAAATTATATATTAAGATGTCATTTACCAATAATAGTAGAATCTAATAAATCCGGTTTGATAGTAGGGGATAAATTACAATATCATGATCCAAAAAAGTATATATTATTTGATGATTCAATTGAACATACTGGTTTTAATAATTCTGAAAAAGATAGATATATATTAATAATAGATTTTGAAAGACCAATTAAAGCTAACAAAGGAATATCGCGAATACAAATATCTAAAGGTATATATCTAAATGATATAACGAAAAAATTTGAATTAATAAATAAATATTATGGGAATTTAAAATAATTATTTACGTAAATGAGGAGGAATATATTTACCGATTGTTTTTTTAGGAGGAGATTTCATTTTTTTAGGAGGAGATTTCATTTTTTTAGGAGGAGATTTCATTTTTTTAGGAGGAGATTTTGTTTTTCTTTGATTATTAATAAGATTATAATGATACTGTTTAAAATAATATAAAGATTCTTCAAACCAATCATATTTACTATTTTTAGTAATATATTTAAAAACAACATCATTAACTTTATTAAAAAAAAATCTATTTTTAAGATTATTATGGATATAATGTTCTACAATGAATTTATTTTTAACAGATTTATTTAAATTTTTTTCTGATCGAATAGACCAAATTAATTCATTAATTTCAACACTTAAATTCCATTTTTGATTTTTAAATTGATTAGTATATTCTAAACTAAATTTATCAATATTATCAATAACGTTTTTATTAAAATTAATCATAATTGGAATAACTTTATCAAGAGATATCCATGTAAGTTTATCCATTTCTGGAAATCGTTCTTCTTTATTCATTAATTTATCGAAATTTTCAAATTCATAAGAATTACAATTATAATATGCAGTAGCATAATTAACAGTATAATCTGGATCAATATAAATTTTCTTCATATCTAATTTATGACCAGTTTCTTCTTCGAATTCAATTTGAATATTTTGTTCAAAAGAAATATGTTTTTTTAAGTTACCACCGATTAGAACTAATTGTCCTGGATTAGAATGAATAAAACCTTGTTTCTTATTATATTTTTTTTTAATACCCATTAAAACAAAAGTTTCATTTGTTATTTTATTAATATAATATGGTATACAATATGTATGAGCGACTTTCATATTTATATTATTATTTATATATTATAAATATATTTAAAATTGAAAAATTAATTTATAATTAAATATGGAATTCTGTGAATGTGGAAGTTATCTCTTTAAAAAAGAGATATTAAAAGAAGATAATGAAAAGAAATTATATTATTATTGTAAAAACTGCGATTATCAAAAATCCTGTGATAATTATAAAGTATATTCAAAAATCTATAAAAAAGATAATAATATAAATAATAATGAAAAATTAAATAAAATAAAAATAAATGATAAAACATTACCAGATATAAAAATACGATGTAAAAAATGTAAAAAAATAAATGAAAATAAATATGAATTACATTATATGAATAATTCATATTATAAAAATATAATATGTAAAAATTGTTTTACAAATTGGTTAAATTAAAAAATAAAATTTAATAAATATAAAAAAATAAATATATATATTAAATGGTTAAGTTTATAATCATCAAGCAATCAGAAAGAGTTTTAGAAGCAGATTTAGATAAAGTATCAATAAAAAATATACATATATTATTAAAAAATAATAATAAAAAAACAGAATTAAAAAAAATTTATAGTTGGGATTTTGATGAGGATAAGGTTGTATGTTATGGATATAAAACAGGAAAAGAAGAAGATATTAATAAATTAGAATTACCATATCCAATAGATAATATATTATATTATAATGAATTAGTATTTTTTACATTAAATGATAAAGATGAATATACATCTATAATAGAAGAAGAATTCGAAGAATTTTATGAAATGATATTTGGAGGTTTTGAAGATATTGATTCTGAAGATTCTGGAGAAAATTATGCAGATGAAGAATATGAAGATGATGGTTTTGTAGTAATTGATTAACTTTTTTTAAATATAAAAAATAATAAATTATATTAATTTTTATTATCTATGATTATTATATATTTTATTTATAATGAGTTATCGAAAACCACGAATTAAATTTGGAACGACAAGTAATTCTATATATATAGAAGATTTAGATAATGATAAATTAATTATTAAAAACAATGATATTGATGTAATAGCGATAAGTGGAGTAACAACTGAAGCTACATTACAAGTTAAAAGTACAGAAGCCAAATTCGAAGTTTTTAATACAACAACTGAAGGTAATTCATATGCAGAAATGAGTATGGGAATAAATTCTGGAGATAAATGGAAAATATCCGGTGGTTTACAAGATAAAACAGATGAAGAATATAAATTTCATATAATGAAAAATAATAATGAATATTTAACAATAGATGATAATGGAAATATTGGAATCGGGGTAACAAATCCAAATTATAAATTTGAAGTAAATGGATCTGCAAATATCAAAGAGAATTGTTTTGTTCAGGGAAATCTAATAATAAAAGGAATAACTTCATCATTTGAAGAAATAACAGATAATTTATGGAAAGAATCTAATGTAGGAAATATATATTCATCAAATGAAATAAATATAGGAATAGGAATTACAAATCCTCAAAACAAAATAGATATAAATGGAAGTATTGGAATATCTGGAAATATGATATCATTTTCAGATGAATTATATGATATTGGGGAATCATCATCTAAATTCAATAATATATATATAAAACAAATAAATATAGAAGATATAGAAATTACAAAATTAAACAATAAAATAAATATAAATAATTCTACAAGAATAAATGGTAATTTAGATATAGAAGGAGATTTAAATGTATTTGGAAATGCAATTACATTTGATATTGAAACAATAAAAGTAGAAGATGGTTTAATACAATTAGCATCGAATAATATAGCAGATGTAATAGATTCTGGGTTTTATACTCAATTTTCAGAAAGTAGTATTATAAAATATAGTGGTTTAATGAGAGATGCAAGTGATGGAACTTATAATTTATTCACAAATCTTCAAGAAGAACCAACTACTATATTAAATAAATCCGGAATTGGATATTCAAGTGCAGATTTGAATATAAAAGATTTAAATAGTATGAATATAAATAATATATCTGAAATATCAAGTGAATCATTAAATATAACTGGTAATTCTAATATTGGTGGTGTATTGACAATTACGGGAGGTTTAACATTAAAAAATACATTAGATGTAACAGGAGAAATAAAAGCTACAATATGTAATACAATAGGAGGAGTTGGACATATATTAGTTGATTCTATATCAACAACTGGATTATCAACAATAAATTATATAACAAATAAATTAACATTTAATACAATATCATCAATGGAAAATGATTTACAACATTATATGATACATATACGTGGAGAAATAACTGGGGATGGAAATCAACCAAATATAAGTTGGAGAGCGATAGATATAATTGGTGAAATAAATGATGAAAATTCATATCATAATGAAATTGTAACTAATACAGGAAGTAGTATAATATCATCAAGTAGAAATACATATGGTGATTTAATATGGAGTGAAGGATCTACGAACGAAATAAGAATATTCACATCTATATTAAATATATGGGTTGGAACATCATTAAGACCTTATGATACATCTATAATAGGAGAATCCAAATGTTATTCAATAGATGGAATTACTTCACAAAATAATAAAATTTCATCATCATTAACATCTTTTGCAACAATTAATACAAATTTATCAGGAATTGGATTTATTTCAAAAAATAGTAATGAAAATACGAAATTCCATGCGAGAATATATCGAATGTTATAAAATATTTAAAATTATCAATATTAAAATTGTTTAAAAAATAATAATAAAAAATGATTGATATAACAAAATTATCGTTTGAATATTTAAAAATGTTTAAAAATAATATATTAAAAAAATTTATAAAAGAAAATAATTTGATAAAAATAAAATCATTGAAAAAAAAGAACGATTATATAGAATGTATATTATATAATAAAAAATATCTAGATGGGAGTGAAAATAAACCATTATTGATAGATCATGGAAGATTAATAAAAGAATCAATTACTGAAACATATGATGATAATAGAATAATAGTTGGGATAGATGAAGCTGGGGCCGGAAGTATGATAAGTGGTTGTTATATAGGATCTGTAATATTGCCCAAAACTAATCCATATAAAGAAGATGTATATAAAACAAGTTTATGGAATAGTATTAATGATTCAAAAAAAATAGCATATAAAAAAAGACAAGTATTATTTGAATATATAAAAGAAATATCTATTGAATATAATATAGAAATCATAGATAATATAGAAATAGATAAAATAAATATAAGAAATTCACGATTAGTTGGATTTCATAGAACATTAGATAAAATGGAAAAGAAATATGATTTAATATTAGTAGATGGAGATATATTTAATAATTATTATAAAAATGGAGAAAAACAAGAACATAAATGTATAATAGAAGGTGATAGTAAATATAGAAGTATAGCTGCTGCAAGTATATTAGCAAAAGTACAAAGAGATAATGATATGATAGAATTACATAAAGAATATCCAATATATAATTGGAATAAGAATTATGGTTATTGTACAAAAGATCATATTGAAATGGTAGAAAAGAATGGTATAACAAAATATCATCGGAAAAGTTATGGAATCTGTAAAAGATGGAAAGAATTACCTCAAATGAATCTATAGAATATTATAAAAAAGATTATTTTTAATTTAAAAATAAATTAAAAATAATGAAATATTATATATTATATATATAATAAAATGATTAATCAATATTTTATGACAGATAATAATTATAAATTAATAATGAGTGTATTATATGATTTTTTTATAAAAAAGAAATATGAAATTGGAGAACAAGAATCAGAATTATGTTATTCTGTAATGGAATTTTATTTAAAAAATACAAATCAATTAAATAAAGAATCTTTGAAAAAATATTTACAAAGATTAAATAAATTAGTATTGGGTAAAATGATAAATATAATAGAAAATAATATGAAAAAAGAAAATGAAGACAGAAAAATGAATATAGATAAAAAAGATATGGGTCAAATCTATGAAGAAACAATGAAAGAAAGAAATCAAATACTTGCAAAACCTAAAGAACAAGAAATTCAAAAACAAATAACAGAAGATTTAAAAGAAGATAATAGTAAAATCAATGATAATTTTAATAGATTGAATTTAGATAGAGAAAAGGAACAAAAAGTACTAGAAAGTCAATTAAAAAATGATGAATATTCAGAATTAAAAGGAATTGAAACATCTGGACAAGCATTATTAATAGAACAACCAACTGAATTTAAAAATTTATTAGAAAAAGATTTTAAAAATAAGAATGAATATCTTAAAACAGATATAATCGTAATTGATTCAAGAGATAGAGATAGAATAGCATATCCATCAAATAGTAATTATCAAATAGATTTAGATGAAGAATATAAAAACATATTATCGGTAGAATTATTATCAATAGATATACCAAAAACTCAATATTTAATAAATAATACGAATAATGTATTATATTTTAATATAAATGGCGGAAGTACATTAATTGCAACAGTACCAATTGGAAATTATACAATAAGTGAGTTATTAATTGCTTTGAAATTAACAATGGATACTGTATCAGGTGAGATTTTTACAATTACATATAGTGAATTGACAAATAAAATAACATTATTGAGTGGAGTTTCATTTGATTTAATATTTTCAACAATTTCATATGATGAAATAAATGATCCCAGTCATCTATCACCAATATATACTGAAAAAACAAATAATATAGGGCAAATATTAGGATTTCCTATTACAAATAATGTAACAGTTCCATTATCAACACCATATATTGCACCAAATCAATATAATTTAAATGGACCAACATATGTAATACTACATATTAATGAATTTGAAAATTTATTTGGAAAAAAATCATCAATAAAAAAAGGTTTTGCAAAGATTCCGTTAGATGCAACACAAAGTGAATATAAATATTTTAAAAACACACAGGATTATCATGTAATTAAAGAATTTTCCCCAGCATTAGCAAAATTAGGGCAATTAAATATTCGTTTTTTAAATTATGAAGGTGGAGAATATGATTTTGGAGGTTTAGAACATTCAATAGTTCTAAAAATTATAAGATTAAATCAATCATTGGGATATTTTATAAATTAAAAACGTAGTTTCTATCAATAATATATTTTTTATTTTCTATTAAGAATTCTTTAATAAATTCATATGTTTTATATAATAATTCTTCATTAATAGAATTAATTACAATTGAACCGGTACCATAAATAGAAATTTTAGGAGTTTTTAATTTTTTCTTTCTTTCATCAAAAAATTGATAAATTTTCAAATCTAATTCTAATAAAGCAGATCTATTACTTTTAATATAAATTTTATCAGTTTTATAAATTTCTGATATTTTTTTTTTAAAATGTATAAGATTTATTTTAAAATTAGTTTTAAATGATCCATTTACTGTCTCTACACTAATACTTATATCTTCATTTTTAACTAAATTTTGATATGGTATTAATGTGATTTCTTTATCTTGAAATTTAAAAATTTTATTTGTTTTTAGAAAAATATTTAATAATATATTACATATTTTCCGTATTTCTGCTGAACTTTTTGTACCAGTTATAGTTAAACTACCCTTACTAAATATTTTAACACAAATTGGTTTTTTATGAATATGTTCAGTACATAAAAATCCAATACTCAATTGATTTGCAAAAGTTTTTCCCTTATTTCTTTTTCTTTTATCATCATTTATAGTATGTTTTTCTTTTTTTATTTTTTGTTCTTTTATACCTTTAATTTGATTTTTAAATTCAATATATGCGATATCCGAATTAATATCAATACTTTCAAATAAAACTTTTAAATTTAAAAAAGTAGCTATTTTAATAATAGAAGTGATAGTAGATATATTAAAATGAGTGAATGATTCCTCATTTTCAATATCGAAACGACATTTATTTAAAAAATCATCGAATAAAGAGTTTGCTTTTTTAAATTCTGGTATATCATAATAAGTATTTAATGTTTTTTCGTCAATATTATTCATTTAATAATATTATAATTATAAATTTTAATATTATTTGATATTATTAATTCATAATATAGATATTTTATCAGTTTTATAACAATCATCTAATTCTAATTTAGAATTCAAACATTTATTTATTTCTTTAAATTCTAACGAACCATATTTTCTTAAATTAATTGTTTTACAATTATTAATTTTATTACTCATAGAACATATTTCTTCAGTTTTACAAGGTGTAAAAGATAAATTTTTTTTATTATGATAAGTTAAACAATATCCATCATCAATTATATGTTTGCCATCATAAATATATTTTTTAGATTCTTCACAATTATCTAAAATAATATTGCCATTTTTTTGATTTAAACATTTTCCATTCATTTTTATTTTTATTTTTTTAGATCCAGTATCTATATTTATTATTTTATTTGTTTTATATACATAATTCGGAAGAATCCCTCTTTGATATTTATCTAATGTAGGATTTAATCGAAGTTCAAGTAATTTATTAATTTCATTTTGTTTTAAAATAAATTCCAAAGGTTTATCTTTAAAAATATTAATAAAGTCACCTTTTATATCTTTAAAAGAATTCGCATTTAAAACATCAGATTGAGCAAGAGAACCTAAAATATCAACAAAAAGAATTTTATCTTTTATATTATAATCATTTGTAATACAAATAAAAAAAATATTAAAATATTTAATATGTATATAATTTTCAAATTCAGAAAAAAAAGATATAAAAAAAATATTATCTTTATCATTTAAATTTAATTTAACACCTAAAGATTTTCTCTGAAAATTCATTCTATTTTTATTATTTTGATTATATAATTGTATAAAATCATTAATTATATATTCAATCTCATTATTTTTTAATATTAAATTTTTAATATTTTTTCTTTCAATTTTTTTCAAATTTAATTTTTTATTTTCAAGTTTTTTCAATGATTTTTTAATAATTTGTATAAATTTTTTTTCATAAATATCTTTATCATCATTAATACCAAAATCAAAAGAAACACCTTTATTAAAAGTAGAATGATTACTAATTTTTTGTTTTATTAAATTTAATAAATTCATTATAATATATAATAATTAAATATTTAAATCTTAATTTATATTTTATCACGATTAATAAATATATTAATGATAATTAAATATTATATTTATATATTGAAATTATGTCATATAAATTAAATTTAAAAAAATTCGATTTAAATATGATTAAAGATGATGCAGTATGTGTATTTATTGGAAGAAGAAGAACTGGAAAAAGTTATTGTTTGAAAGATCTATTATATCGAAATCGTGATATTCCTTTTGGAACTGTTATTTCTGCAACAGAAGATGCATCTCCATTTTTCGAAGATTTTGTCCCCAAATCTTATATTTTTACAGAATTTAAAGAAGAAATTGTAAAAGATATTATTAATAGACAAAAAAAAATCTTAAAAACAGTACAAACACAAAAATTAACAAATGTAGATCCAAGAGTTTTTATCGTATTAGATGATTGTTTATATGATGATTCTTGGTCAAGAACAAAAGCTATACGTAATATTTTTATGAATGGAAGACATTATAAAATATTATTCTGTTTAACAATGCAATATCCATTAGGAGTTCCACCAGCATTAAGATCAAATATTGATTATACAATTATTATGAGAGAACCATATATTTCAAATAGAAAAAAAATTTATGAAAATTATGCAGGTATGTTTCCAGATTTTAGTATGTTTTGTCAAGTAATGGATTCATTAAAACAATATGAATGTTTGATTTTAAATAATAATGCAGATTCTAATAAATTAAAAGATCAAGTTTTTTGGTATAAAGCAGATCAAAGAGATGAATTTAAAATGGGTGGTCAACAATATTGGGATTATCATAATAAAAATTATAATAAAATTAAAAAGAAGAGAGAAACGACAGATATAGAAGATTATCAACGAAAAAATAAAGTAACATTGGATATTAATAAATATGAATAAAATTAAAAAAATAGTAATATAGATATTAATAAAAGAAAAAATAATTTAAAAATTATTATATATTTATATATAAATATATTATAAATGACTGATTATCCAAGAATAATTTTAGGAGTAAGTTCCACGCAAATATATAAAAATACAATTGATAATAATCTAAATTTTCTTAATAATAATATTGATGTTATTTCATTAGATTTAAATGGTAATGTTGGTATTGGTAATATTACACCATCTTATAAATTAGATGTCAATGGTACTGGTCGTTTTAGTTCAGATTTAATAGTTGATGCAAATTTAATTGTTAATGGTTCTACAATTACAATGAATTCTGAAATCATGACAATTGAAGACCCTCTTATATCACTTGCGACAAATAATACTAGTGATATAATAGATTCAGGGTTTTATTCTAAATATAATGATGGTGTAACTACAAAATTTTCTGGATTATTTAGAGATGCATCAAATGGTGATTATAAACTATTTACAGAACTAGAAGATGAACCAACTACTATTGTTAATACTTTAGGAACTGGTTTTACATTAGCTAATTTAAATTTAAATAATCTTGAAATTTCAGGTGATTTTTATCAGAATGGTATAATTAAAAACTTATCAAATTTATGGACTGAAAGTGGGACAACTATAACTTATCCTAATAATATTGATGTTGGTGGTGATTTAGTAGTTAATATAGATGCTTTATTCGTTAATGCTTCTAATAATAATGTAGGTATTGGAACTGATACCCCATCTGCACCATTAGAACTTCATCATACTGCTACAACTGATGGAGTTAAAGAATTATTATGTCTCTCTTGGGATGATGGAAATTATGATACTGTTCAAGGAGATGGTATTAAAATGACATTTAATACATCGAATGTTAATAATTCTCCAGGTAATATTGAAGCAGCTAATATAGCAGTTGTAAAATCAAATTCAATTGAAGCTGATCCAACATCTGATTTTATCATATCTCTTCATCAGGGAATTGTTCTAGAAGAAAAAATAAGAATTTTGGGTTCTGGTAATATTGGGATTGGAACTAAAATACCCGAAGCCAAATTACATATTGAGAGTAATTCAGATGTATTAAATCCACATATTCTTATTAATCCAATTAGTGATAATTCAGAAAGTGGATTTGTTGAAATTCGTGGAGCAAGAAATGGAACATTGACAGAATTTACAAGTAATTTAATGTTTTCAAATTATGATAAAGATATACAAACTACAAATGGAATTGGATATATTGGAACAAAAATAAATAATTCTTCAACTAATATAGGAGATATGATCCTTGGAACTTATCCAACTGGTGGAAATATTCCTTCTGAAAGAATTCGAATTACATCTAATGGAAATGTTGGTATTGGTACTAATGATCCTTCTACTACAACATTGGCATTAAATGGTTATACAAGTGCAAGTGGTGCATTACAAGTTATATCAGTTGCAGGAGGAAAAAATGTTGATGGAGCAGCTTTCCAAGCATATAATGATAGTAATTATATTATTAGTTTTATGAATTCTAGTGGTATACAAAGAGGAAAAATAGATGGTTTAAATAGTTCATCTATATCTTTTGATACTTCATCTGATAGAAGGTTGAAAAAAAACATTAACATGATGAATAATGCAACTGATATTATAAAAAAACTAAAACCAGTTCAATTTAATTGGATTGCTGATAATAGTAAAGATTATGGTTTTATCGCACAAGAATATTATAATGTATTTCCTCATTTAAGAAGTAATATTAATTCATATACATCATGTAATTGTAAAGAAACTGATATATGTAATCATATTGATATAGAAAATCCAGTTGATAAAGATAATAATCCAATATATTATGGAATTGATTATGGTAAATTAACACCGTTTTTAACATCTGCATTACAAAATGTAATAATCAAAAATGACAAAAATACAATGTATGTTACAAATATCATTAAAAATAAAATGAAAAAAAAATGTTTTAATGAATCCACCTCGTCTAAAATATCTAAAATATCTCAATCAATTGACATTATTAATGATATTACTGTTATTCAATATATGGATAAAAATAATAATATAAAACAATATTCTGAAGAATCAACCCCTTTATATTATGGAATTTCAACAAAATCATTGAAAAAATACATTAATATTTTTGATACAGATATTGATAGATTTGTACCATCAGTATATAAAAAAGGAAAATTGATAAATGATGAAATTGAAATATATGGTCATCGTTTGAAAAAAAACGATATTATATTAGTACAATTTACAATTGATAGAGTTAAATATGAAGAAGAAATATTAGTTACTAAAATTATTGATTCTACTCATATATCAATTGATAATAGAAGATTACTAAAATATTTTAAACAAATTAATAATAGAGATGTATTTATTTATGGTTGTAGAGAAAAAGAGGTAAAATTTTTAAATGATAAATTTTTATATAGTATATCTTCATTAGCATTAGGTGGTATTAAAGAATTAAATCAAACAGTTATATCAAATGATGAAAAAACATTAGAATTAATTGATGAAAAAATATTAGAATTAACAGATATAAATATTACACAAAATACTGATATTAAATCTAATAGTGAAAACTATATTATTTTAGTAGAGAAATTTAATTCTTTAGTTGTAGATCATATGAATGTAAAAGAAATTCTTAATAAATCTGGTGAAATTATTAATAAATTATTAATAGATAATAATAATTTAAAAAATGAAAATATAATTGATAAAAGTAATATTGTTTTATTAAATGATAATTTTAATGCACAAAATATTTTAAATAATAATAATATGGAAAAAATAAAAGAAGAAAATAAATTTAATAAAAATAATATTAATATATTAAATCAAAATATACAACATCAACAATTGATAATCGATGAGTTAATTAAAAAAGTTAATAGTCTCACCGTCTAAATATCCAAGATAAACTTCATTTTCGATATCTATTAAATTTTTATTACAATCAATATAATATTCTATATTATTTATTTCTATTTTTTCCAAAATATTATTTGAATTTATTTTATTTACATATAATATTTTATTGTTTAATTTTATTTTTTTCTTTTTGGGAACTGGAATTGGTTTTTCTTTTTTAAAATTTTTTTTAAAATATTCTAACATTTCTTTTGCTTTAATACCATATTTTTCCTTTTCAGTTTGATCTAAATTATTCCATAATAAAGATATATATTTTGATTTGTTTTTAATATTTATATCTTCCATTTTAGTAAGATCTTGTTTTTTATAAAAATTTCTTACAAATAACATATAATCTGTTATTTTTTTATTATTATATAATGTATAATTTTGTACAAATGTTGTTTTTTCTGTAATAATTAATTCGCTTAATGAATCATAAATAGTATTCAATGATTCATTATATATAGTATAATATTGATTGTTTAACATTTTGATGGTTTTATATAATTATTATATCAATTTTAATTAGATACTATCCTGAAATAGATCTCTTCCTTTCGATATATTTTGAAAATATCACCCACTTGACAATTAAAATAACGTGATATTGGATCATCGAATTTAATTTGTGGTAATTTATGTCTACCAAATTTTTCAATCATTTTTGCATTATCTTCTTTATTTAATAACTCATGTTTCGGAACTAATACATGAGTTATAATATTAATATGAAAATTCTTAAATAAGAATACTTCTAAATATTCTTCAATCTTTTTTAATTCATTATTAATATATGAATTAAATTTAATTTTTGTTATTAAAATTAAATGTTTATATTCTTCTTTTTCAATTATTTTCAAACTATTTTTCATTTCTTTAATACTAATTTTCTTTTTAAAAAAAATAATTAAAATATCATCAAATTTTAAAAAATTATTAAATATTTCTATAATTACTTCTTTATCTAATTTTTTTATTTTCTTATTTTTATTTAAAAAACGATCTACATTTACATTTCTACATTTTAACATTTGGATAATATTTTTAAATATTAACTCTAAATCTCCATTTCCAGTATTCATTTATATAATATATTTTTTCAATTTTAAATATTAATTGTGATTTTATATAATATTATGATTAAAATCATTTTATATTTTAATCATAATAATTATTATAATGAAACTCATTAACGAAATTAAAAAAAAAATATTTAAAGATATTAGTTTACAATTAGATAATGAAAATACAAAAGAAAATATATTAAATATACTTATTTTACCAATTATCCAACATTTGAAAAATGAAATTATACAAAAATATTTTAATAAAATAAATGATAATGATTTACATAATGATCATTTTTCATCTATTATTATAGAAAATATTAATGATTATTTTTATAAAGAATTATATCCATTTTTTCTTTTCTTATTTATAATGGTTATTTTATTATTTATTTTAGTTTTAGTAGTTATTATAATAATATTAAAATTGAATAGTAAAAAGGTATAATATATAATTCGAATATGGTTAAAATCATTAAAAAACATATTTATGATATTGTTGATATTGTTAAAAAAGAAAATGATGATTTATGTGAAATTGATGATGAAGAAGAAGAAGAAGAACAAAATGATGATTTATGTGAAATTGATGAATTAGATATAGATGATGATGAAGATGAATTAGATATAGATATAGATGAAGATGAAGATGAAGATGAAGATGAAATTATAGAACTCAAATATATTGATAATAAAAAAACATTTCAATATTTAACAAAATACGAACAATGTTTTTTATTAGGTACTAGAATACAACAAATTATGAATGGTTCTCCTATTTTTATTGATACTACTAAATTAGATATAGTAAATCCAACTAATATTGCTTATCAAGAATTGATAGAAAAGAAAATTCCATTTAAAATTAAACGAACATTACCAAATGGTAATGTTGAAAGATGGGATTTAGAAGATTTGATAATTTTATAAAAAAAAATTTATTTTTTAATTATATATCATTATGGAAAAATATATAATTACTTTATTCTTTATAGGTATAATAATGGCAATTATTGGTTATTATGAAAATAAACATATAAATATCCCTATTAAAATAGAATATAAATTCATTGATAAAACTATTGAAGAAGCGCAAAAAGATACACAAGAGGTTCCGTCTGTTATTTTTAAAAATTTATTTGATTCTGCACCAATTCTAGTTTAATTTTTTCTTAAAAAATAAAAGTTTTTTTTATTTTTTAAATATCATTTATTCTTTTTTTTGATTTTCTAAAATTTTTTGTTCTAAATCAGGACAATATTTTTCAGTTAACATTTTCCCGATATTTCTCGAACTATCTTCTACAGTTATATTATTATTTGGATTAATAAAATTATCTCTTTCTTTTAACATTTGTTCTAATAATTTTAAATCTTTTAAATCATCATAACATAATTGACGATAAATATGAAAGTAATTTTTTTGTAAAAATGGATGATATTTTTCCATTTTTTTACATACAGTTACTTTATTTTTTTCACTAATATATTGTACACAATCTTTTTGTAAATTTACAACACAATTCATTATATTTTGACTTGTATGAGTATTATCTGTTTTATATCTAATTGATTGATCTCTCATTTTTCTAGATACTCTTTGTATTTTTTTACTTTTAATTTTATGTTGTATTTTTTCAAGATTTTCTTTCTTTTTTTGATCTTTCTGTTGTTTAGTTAATAAAAATCCGTTTTCCATTATAATATAATAAATATTATTATATTATATTTAATTAATTTTATTTTAATTAATATCTTCTCATCCGATTTATTTCAATTTCTTCTCGTAATCTTCTTTCATATTTCTCGTTTATAAGCATTTCAATAGTTTTATTATGTTTCGTCATAATTGATGAATTACATAATGGACATTTCATTTCATTTTTTAACCATTCTTTTAAACATTCTTTGTGAAAAACATGATTACAATATAGTTGATAACATTTTTTATTAGAATTTATATCATAATCATCTTGACAAATTACACATATTTCATTATTTAATTTAAATTCTTTTATATTTTTTTTATTTAACTTAAATCTTTTTTTTAAAAACATCTTTTTTAGTTTTTTTTTTTCTATAATTTTCTTTATAAAATAATAACCACCGAATGTTCCAACTGTACACGTAAATATTATAATTTCTATCATTTTTTAAAACTTATATAATAATAAATTTTAAAAAAAAAAGATCTATTGATTTCTTAATTATAAATGAATGATTTAAAATTGTTTAAAATTTTTATTTTTATTTTTAATTCTATTCGTTCTCGGTAATGTAATACAAATTCTATTTTTTGATAAAACAATATCTTTATTTTTATAATAACATTGTCTAATTTGACAATCAATAGTTTTCATAATAGTCTTTGCAAATAATCTAGAAAGTGTCATTGTTAAATTTATAAATAAATTAATATGATTTAATAAAATCAATTTTATTTTTAATGTAAAAATCTTAAACTTTAAGATAAATACATTAACATATGAATTACAGGTATTAATAATAATCCAAGAAAATTACATATTAAACCATAACCTAATATAATTTTATATAAAATATCATATTCTGTATAATTATTTAAAAATAAATCAATCTCATTTATATATTGATTCACATTTACAATATATGTTATTGTTACTACTAATAACATAACCCAAGATATCAACATTATAATAAATCTTACATTATGTCTTTTACGTAAATCAAAAATAGTAAATAGTAAAAAAAAAGAAATAATAGAAAATATAATATATAATTTTCCAGCGGTTTCAAAGTTTTCACTACTATTAAAATATATGTTAATCGAATTCAATAAAGCACTATTATCTTCTTGAAAATGATATATTTTATACCAACCACAATAAAAAGTCATTGCTGACATACCATCAGTAAAATACATATCAATTGTCGCTAAACTTGGTTGCCATCTTTCTACAGTAATACTTAAAAATCCAGGAATATATGATAAACCCAATATAATACTTAAAAAATAAATAATAAACTTAATATGATAATAATTCATTTGTTGTTGATTTTCTAAAATGTTAATAGAAACTTGTTGTTGATTTTCTAACTCTATAATTGGTGGAGCACTTGGGATTTGAATTGGTTCTTCATTTTGTAAACCTTCTATTTCTAATTCAAATTGTTCTTCATCTGGCAAACCTTCTTTTTCAAATTTGCTTATTCTATTAATATCAAATTTCATATTATTTATAATTGTAAAATATAAACAATTTTAAAAAATTTTATTTAAACTAAATTAATTGATGGAACTACTGATGATTCAAATAGATAATTCCATAAAAAATATACACATGGAACTATTAATAATAATATACAAGCACCAATTAATAATAATATCAATACTATAATAATAATAAATAATATATTCTCTAATAAATAGTTTTTATTATTATTTTTTCCTGCTACAACAAAACCATTTCGATATCCATTTTCTTTAAATACTAATCTACCTATTGAAACTTGTCCTTTTGTAAACATAATACTTGTAGAATCATTACCATAATCCATATAATTCATAAACATATCTGGTGTACCACAAGATTGGGTATAAGGATATCCAATATTTGTATAATGAGGTCCTTCTGATATGGGAGTGTCACCAATATGATCATCGGAAGAACAATCGCCATCACCCCAAATATGTCTTAAACCTAACCAATGTCCAATTTCATGAGTTGCTGTTCTCCCCCTTGATGCAGAATTATATAATGTACCAATTGTACCAGTTGCATAAAAATTTAAAACAATACCATCTGTATTAGGTGATTTATTATAATCTTCTGGGAATTGTGCATAACCTAATAATGTATAACCATTATAAGGAGCGAAATTTACAATCCAAATATTTAATTTATGATAAGTATCAATCGCATCACTACCACCATAACTATCAAATTTCATAAAATCATACATCGTATCAATATCCCATTCATTAATATTAACTTTTTTACGAATAGTTTTAAAAGTATGAAAATGAATATTGAAATTACCCATTAAATCTTTCCAATCATTCGGGGTATTAAAACGATCCGAATTTTTAAGATTATAATCTTTATTTAATGCATCAATTTGTGATTCTAATTGATTATCTGATATTTTTTGTTGATCATTATAATAAAGAATATGCCATATAATAGGGATCGCAATAGTATCATTATCATTAATATGAGTGATATTTCCATCATTAAAAGATTGATCTATAGATTTTTTTTGAATAAACTTTTTTTCATCAATATAATTCGTAATATTTGATTTAATAATTTTATTAGCATAAGTATTAGTAATCATTAAAACAACAGTTAAAATAAAGTTCATTTTCAGAAATTATATATTTAATAATTTATTAATAAATTTTATTTTTTTATTTACGAAAGTATTCTTTACGTTTTTTATACATTAATTTATCATTATTCATTTTACTATTATAAATAAAATTACAAGATTTACCTTTTAATCTACTAATAATATGAAATAAAGACCATATTCCACATGAAGAATTATCAAATTGAAACTGCGTTTTATTAATAATAATAGACATATTAAATTTTTGTTTCTTACATTGATCTTTTAATTCTTTTAATAAATTGATAATTTCAATCGGTGGGTTTTCACCTGCAGAATCGAAATAACAAATCGTTTTACTATCTAAATCAAGAAATAAAGAAATCCAATGTTGTCCTGGACCAGTAGAAACATCCGTATTGAAAATGATACCTAATTTTTTTTTAGATTTCATTAATTTTTTCATATTTAAATTAAAAAATTCATTATAAATATATTTGAAATCAATTGGATATGGACCAATAAATTCAAAATCATCGTATTTATTTTCATAATGTTCCATAACATTAATTAAATCTAAAGAAGATAACCATTCATCATTATTAATTGGTCCTTTTGGTTTAAAATCACGTTGTATAATATTTAAAAAGTTTTTATGTTTTTTTAAAATACAAAAATCTAATTTAGAATCACAAGTAATTTTTTTTTTTATTTGATTAACTAATTTTTCTTTATTTTTTTTATTATATTTTTTGATATCAATATCTTTATATTTATTAAATCTTTCATCTTTATTTAATTCATTTGCTATTTTTCTCAAAGAATCTAATCTCATACAAGTTTTGCTTTTATTATTAGAATTAATATTACTAGTTGATAAAGAACATAAAGATCCTCTATTTTTAATTTTTAATTTTTTTTCTTCATTTTTATTAAAAATATCACCTAATAATTTATTATTAGACATTATATATATATAAATATTAGAAATTTATTTTTAAAACAAAACATATTATTTTAAAACAAAATATTGTTTGTAAAACGCTTCCACTCGGGTTCGAACCGAGGACCTATCGGTTAACAGCCGATCGCTCTACCAACTGAGCCATAGAAGCATTTTTAGTTTTTAGTCATCTCGGACTATTAAAAGATTTATTTTTAAAACAAAACATATTATTTTAAAACAAAATATTGTTTGTAAAACGCTTCCACTCGGGTTCGAACCGAGGACCTATCGGTTAACAGCCGATCGCTCTACCAACTGAGCCATAGAAGCA